TCCGTATCCTTCTGCGTCAGATGTATCAAATGCAAACAATCTACCAATTTCGGCAGCATCGCCTGAATCACTTGGAGCATCCTTGCTTGGGATGAATGGGATTCCATAGATCGAGTCTACGTGAATTCCAACGCCAGTACCTCTAAAGGTCTGTATACCGTTTACATCTACCTGTACTAATGCCTCACCATATGGGTTTGGAATACGGACAGATGGCATGTAAAGACCTTGGATCTCAGAGTAAACCTCGTGAGAACCTAAGAATACATTTGGATCTTTACCAGCAGCAATCCTAATCTTTCGTAAGAAAGATCTTAGAGTGTCGTCGGTAAGAACGCCGTTTGTACCTATTGTACCACTTGCACTTTCAACTGTACAGTCGAAAGTTGAAGAGCTATCTCTGTCAATGGTTGCGTTGGCAGCCCAAGGATCATAAGAGCCAGTTGTTGATGCACCTAATGCAGTTTCTTCTGCGTTTGATGAAACAATTCTGTCCAATGATTCAAAGTCTGTTGTTCCAGCGTTTGTACCAGATCCAGTGATGCCACTTTCTACGTCTGCTAAAAGCATTCTGTTAAGAAATTCTTTGTGCTGTACTGCCATGTATAGTCGTAGTGAACCAAGTCCACCCCAAATATCATCCTTGCTGTGTGTAGCCAGCCACTCCATTACTTCTGATGCTGAGAAAGGCAGTTGTGCTGTCTTTGGTCGAACATCAATTTCTTGTAGTGTTGGTTTTACGGTTTCAGCAATGTTTCCACCCTCTGCAGTACCACCTAAAGCAGTGTTGCCTTGGTTAGTATTTAGAGTTGGCTTTGCAGTAATAACCCTCCATCCAGATTTATCCCAAGGATATTTTGGAAGGATTCCGAAAGCGTTTGCTTCGAGGTTAAGTTGTGCCCATGCATATGCTCCATAGATTGCGTTGAAAACGCCTGCTGTGGAGGTTGTTGCTGGTGCGTCAGCTTTTCTTAAGAGATTTCGATTGTAGCCATAATACAGTGCCTCTAATTCATCGATAGTTTTAATCTGCACCATTTCTACCACTGTCCTACCTCATCTGCTGATGGTTTGTAGTACTTACCACTCAAGATTTCTCTTGCGACTTGTGAGAGTCCTTCATAACCACCTGCTCTTGCATCTTTAAGAATAGGTGAAAAGTCCTGACCACCAGATTTCTCTAGTGTTTCAAGTGCTGCATTTGGTCTTGGTGTTTCTGTGGTGAATGTGTGTGAAGATTTCTGAATTAGTTCGGTTGTCTTACCAACTGGTTTCTTTTGCATTGACAGTCCACTTCCGTCTTTTCCAGCTTCCTTGCCATCATCATCCAGTCCGACTTGTTTGCCTTGTGGATAAGGATCTTCAGGAACTGTTACATCTGCTCCAACATCATCGCCACTCTCATTGCCTTTTGGGCTTAGAGCTAGATCTGATGGTGTTTCAAGTGCTTTAATTCTTCTACTAAAGCCCTTTACAGATTCGACTACAGCTTTCTGTGATTCTGCAATAGATTTCATTTGGTCAGCTAAGGTGTCAAAGGTTGCTTTGACAGCTTCTTCGAAATATGCTTTTTCTGTGTCTTCTTTTCTCTCTGGAAATTCATTCTCGGATTCGGATTCAGAATCATCTTCTTCTTCCTCTTCTTCGACTGAATCTTCAGTTTTAGAATTTTCTTCGTCAGTCATGTTGTTGACTATTTAAATATTTGTATGTTTATAAAGATTTGTATATAAGGTTAATTCTTCTTTCTTGGTACTGATCGTGGCATATACCTAGCACCTGCCATTAATTTGTCTAATTCCTTCTGTTTTACAGGTGAAATTAGGTGTGTATCACCAGCTCCCTGTATAGCACCTGTACCATTACCATCGCCTAAGCCTCTCTGCCCCCACGCACCGAACTGATTTTCTTCTGCTTTTATACCAAACTGTGGAAACTTATTCTTCTTAGGCTTTACCTTTGGCTTTATCTTAGGCTTTTCTATCTTCTCTTTCTTTTCTTTTTCCTTTTGCTTCTTTTCATTGGCTAATAGTTCTCTTTGTAATTTTCTTCTTTGTGGTGTAATTAATTTTAATGTTCCTGTTTTACCATCACCTATTTTTGATGTTGAATGCTGTGTTCTCTTATCCCTTCCTAATGCGTCTACATTGCCTTTAAGATCATCAATCCTTTTCATATTTGCTGCGACTTCTGGACTTAGTTTTGCCTCTAATTTTTTCTTTTCTTTTTCAGCAGCAGTTTCTTTTTTTTGACCTCTATACTTTGCCAATAATAATGCCTTGGTAAATATACTCATTCCCTTCTTCTTCTTTTTTGATTCCTTTGCTTTCCTCTCATTTTCTTCTTTTTGTTTCTTGGTGTTTGCAGCATCTGCTTCTCCTTGTGCTGCTGTAAGTGATCCTGTAGTATTTGCTCCACCTCTTCTTTTAGGTTTCCTGAATTGTTTTACTCCTGTAGCTGGAGCAGTCTTTGAGGGTTTACCTAGTTCTTTTGGATTTATTTTCTTTTCAGGTTCTGGTGTTAGGAATCCTAACTTTGCAGCTACTGCTCTATTATCTGCTGTTGCAGTATTATCTTTTGGAGTGGTTGCTTCTCCTCTTCCTGATAGTGGTGTTAGTGTCTTTCTCCATTTTCCTGTGTGACCAGCAATAGTTCCTTTTTTACCACGTTTACCTCCTCTTCTTGTCCTTCTCTTCTTGATTATTTCTTCAAGTGCCTTAAGTTTTTTATCTAATCCTTCTACTTTTCCTTTTTGTCCTGCAAGTCCTTTATGCTTTATTATATCTTCAAGTGCCTTTATTTTTTTATAAGGTATTCCCCACCTACCTTCACCATACTTCATATATGCTCTTCTATTTCTATTTTCTTGTGCTACTCTCTCACCCTGTTTTTTTCTTTTCTTTTTTTTCCCTGCTTCTAATTTAACATCTGGTCTATAAATTCCATCTCCTCCCTCTTCTAGGTCAGAGATATGTATCTCTTTTTTTGTTTTATCTTGTCTTGCAAGTCTTTCTTGTCTTCTTCTGGTTCTTTTTGCTGCTGTACCAGATCCTTTTCCACCTCTTCCTAGTCTAGCTAGCCTTTCTTCCATATTTGAATCATGTCCAACATCTCCCTTCTTCTTAGGTTTTTTCATTTCCTTATCACTTATCCTTGCGTCTGCATTAGGAACTTTATCAGCCTCTGTTGGTTTCTCATCACATTGACAAGTATCTTTTGGCTGTGGAAGTCCTTGACCTTGCCAATTAGCCCTTCCTCCTTCTTGGTTGTACATACTGTGTAGATCACCGTTTGCGTTTGAATGATCACCTTTGTTATCACCTTGATTACAATTGCAAGTCTCTCCATCTTTTGGTGCTGACACTGCCATTACTGCTTTACTTGTTGTATATGGTTCATCTTTTTCATTAAGATCATCTTCTTCAAATAAACCTGTACCCTTCAGATCTTCAGCACCCAAAAAAGCAGTATTACAATGATCACATAATCCTTTTGATTGTCCTAACGGATTTGTATAATCTTCTTTAGGTCTGAGTTCACCACAACCAATACATTTATGGTGACTGCTCTCAAATTCACGTTTAACTACTGTAGTCATATGTACCATCTCCTAGTTTTGCTTGCATAGTTCTAGTTTTTTTACGTTTTGGTGGTGTTTGATTCCTAATTGCGAATGCTGCTCCCTGATTAGCCCTATTTGGATCTATCATAGATTGTGGATCTCCTGATCCGAATTTTTTAATTTTTTTTTTACTTTTCTTTGGTTTAGGATTTGCCATTGCTGCAATATTTGCCTCGTAATTAGCCCTTACTTCAGGACTCATGGTTTCCATTTGTTTACGATTCTTCGCTTCATTTCCTCCCTTTCTATCTTTCTTACCTTTTGGATCTTTCTTTTTACCAGATGTTGAAGGTAATGCGAAAAAATATTTTCCACCCCATCCTTTACTACCTCTTCGACTAACTTTTATTTTATTTTGTATTTCATCAAATAACGATTTATCCCTTCCCTGTGTTCTTGTAGGACTACCAGTTATAGATTCTCTATCAGAAATTTGTTTTGGTGCTGTTCTTTGTGGCTTCTTTGATTCCTTTCCTTCATCTAGGATACCATACATTATAGTATCTGTTGGTACGTGTTCACCTGAACGATTCCTTCTTGCAGCACTACTTTGCCCTGCATGATATTGTGCACCTACTCGAATGTTACCATGAATATCATATGGAGATCGCCTAGTCAAAGATTCCTTCATTGGAACATTACCTCTACCTGTTTCAGTTAAATCTTTTGGTGCGTCTTTATCTAATATTCTAGCGAGTGATATTGCATTACCCTGATATTTTCCTAATATTTTGTTCGTATCTACGATTGATTTAAATGTTCCTTCCATACCTGTCCTTATTTTTTTATTTGGTTGTTTACCTACACCCTCTCTCTGTGTTATATTTCCTGCCTCGCCCTTTACATCTAGGTTGGAATGACTTGTCCGATGTTTTTCTCCTCTTTTTCGCTGTGAATGTGGGATTCGTTCAGATCCTATTTTCTGTCCTCTTAGTTTTTGGTCTACTGATGTTTTTCTCCACTTCGCATCTCTTCTTCTCGTTCTGTCTCTTATTGCCTCTTGTTGCTTCTTTGGCTTAGTATCTGAATGGATATTTATCCATTCCATGTCATCTTCTATTGACTTTATCTTTGGTAATCCACAATCTTTGCATACTACTGCTTTCTTATTCTCTGCTGCTCCCACTATTCTCTTTGCATTCTCTTTTGGTACGTTAGACTCTTCCATTACCTTTCTGGTTGCTGCCTCGAAATTTGGTGCACCTAGAATTGGCTTTGTAACATAACAGCCTGTATGGTCACAATTCATGTTAGCCTTAGCTATTGGGTTTATATCTGTAATAACTGCTAATGGAACTGCTGGATCTTTGCATACTGCTACTTCATAATGTTCCAGTTTGGATAGTGAATATGCTATTGAACCGTCTTTCATTCTCATTGGTTCTCTGTCTGTCTTTGTAGAGCCACCGAAACTTAATCCCTTGTACTCACCTGATTTAATCTTTCTCCATATCTCATTGTCTAATTCATAATCTTTGTATATCTTTCCTGTAACCTTGATTGCTGGATATATTGAACCATCGGAATCCGTATATTCTGCTCTAGCAAAATTAATACCCTTTCCTATTACCCTATTTGAATGAGTATCTGTGATAGGTGCTCCCCTATCCATCCATATTGGCAATACTTTGTATAATTCATCTACTATTGTAACTTCTCCCTGTTTATCCTTAACTTGAACTGTCAAATACCCCTCGAAGAACCTTCCATCTGACTCTATAGGCTCTAGACCTTTGGTGACCATCTGGTTAAAGAAGACCTCATCACTCATATATACAGGATTATGCTATAGCATATAAATATTTTGAAAAAAGAAGTAAAGGTAGTTTTAATAGAATACCTGCCTTATCTAGTCTTTTTTGGATTTAGTAATAGCAAAGTCTGCTGCGAACCCTGTTGAAAGTCCTATCAGTGCTAATCCTACTAGACCTACCGAATCAACAGCTATGGTTTGTGCCACTGCTATTGCAGCAAATGTAGATATGATTAATGCTCCTGCTAGTTTCTTTGCAGAATACGAGTCTCCCTCTGAATGCAGATAACCCCTTACGGTGTTAAGTCCTGCACCTATTACTGCTGCTCCAACTGTTATTAGTATTGGATCTACCATGAGATAATGCAGAGATATCGGATATATAAAGATTTCAGACTTTTGACGGATAGTCTGTGTCTAGAAGTTCTTTTACAATCTCCTCCCACTCGGTCTTGAGTTCTGGATGTGTTCTTGAAATAGTGTCCTCTTGTAATTTTGCAAGAATTATTATGGTCTTTTCAATTCTATAAGACCTTTTGTTTAATTCTTCCACATTTTTTGCTATCTTTTCCAAACAGTCCTGCCTCTTTTTCAATCGGCTTATAAAACTTGCTGCTATACCAGACAAAAATATACCTATAACTATGAGTATAACTTCATAGCCAAGATTGGGAAATGCTTCTTCGACCATAACATTCGGTATTTTTGAAGTTTAAAAGTATTATTTACCACAGTCTATCCTTTCATCGTTTGAGCCAATTTTCGTGAGCATTCCTGACTCTATCATATACATTAGTAATGTAGGATCTGATGTTGTTAACTCCAACAGCATTGGATGAACACCCCTACCTGAATACTTACCACATTTATAGCATATGTATATATGCCCTATTGCTTCAGATTCATATCCCCATTTTTTTGAACCACAGGAACATTCCTTGTATTCATCCATAACCAAAAATACAAACAGTTATTAATAAGGATTGTCAATCAATTATAATGGGTACAGCATTTTACGTATACGAAACAGAAGAAGAGTATTTGGAAATGTACAAAGAGAGAATAAAAGAGAAGGTTCATCATTCTCCTGTAACAGCAATGTATCTGAGTTTAGATAAGATAAAAGAAAATCATTTGTGGGTGGTTACTGAATCTTCAACCGAAAAAGAAAGACCTAGAATGGAAAGGTCTATAGTTCACTTTAGAAACGGAGAACATGACTTATTACAGTATAAAGATGGTAAAGAAATACAAATACAAAAAAAGGATATTAAATTCGATAAAGACAGAATGAAAATAAAAATGATGACAAAAACTCTTAGAAAGCCACTTTTAGAGTTTAGGGTTGACAGATATTACGGATTTGATACAAGTCCAAAAGTAAAGGCAGAAAACCAAATAAATTACTACGATACGGTTATGGATAGAATAAACATTATTTTAAAACCAAAAATAGTGAAAATCCCAAAAATTACCGTCTAATTGAAGTTGTTGGATCATTAAAAGTATGTCTCCAATCTTTTCCATGTTTCTTACGCATACTTAGCCAAAATGGATCTGAACCTAACATTCCACCCTTTTTGTTATACTCTTTAGTTACATTCGCTATTTTTCTATGACAGCCTCTGCAGAACCTAGCATTTATCTGTTCAATGTGAAATTTGTACTTTCCACAAAAAAAGCATAAACCATACATTTTATCCGATATTTTTGCTAATAATGGCTCTCTACCACGCTTACCAGCACATTCACCACATATATCTGCTATAGTAGCCGATGAAGCGTCTTTAGTAAAACAGTTAATACATATGGCTTCCTTGTAATTATCTACGTGTGTAAACTCATCAGCCTGATGTTTTTCCCAAAGTTTCTTACCAATACCGAACCCACCAGTATCTACGTTTAACTTTGTTGCCATTATGCTTCTGCTATTGTAACTTTCTTTAAAGCCAACTGCAGAATTATATACACATTATTTGTGGCATAATCATTTGTACATACCTTTCTACAAGTCTTCTTGATTTCTTCTATA